TCATGATTGAATTATCTCTCTTTTCTTTGCGGCGCTTTCCTGATAGGAAGGCGCGCTAAAGATAAGATATATGAGCACGAACAATGAAATGAGAAAGATCCTGCGGGATTCGGCATCGGTAAAGGCTTTGGCTGAGGCATTTGGGGTAACTACCCGGATGGTGAACATGGCTTTGAACGGTGAGTTTCGCAGTGACTTGGTCAAGCGCATCCGGCAACGGGCGCTGGATATGGGTCTGAAAGAGAAAGGAAAGGAACAAGTAACTGTATTAAAATGAAGGAGTAAGAAGAATGGAAACGAGCATTTTACAATGGAAAGAAGGGGCATCGATTCGGGTGCAAATGATTAAGGATGAGCCGTGGTTTGTTGCAAAGGATGTGGCGGACTATTTCGGTGACACTCATAGAGAACGAACGATGAGGGCTTTGGATGATGATGAAAAGGGGGTGACGCAAATGGAGACCCCCGGTGGAAATCAGACCGTTACGATCGTAAATGAGAGCGGTTTGTATTCAATGATCTTTCAATATCAGCCTCAAAAAGCCCGCGGAGTGAGCACCGATTACATAAACGAGCGCAGAGAAAAGATCCGGGCGTTCCGGAAATGGGTGACGGGCGAGGTGCTGCCGAGCCTTCGGAAATATGGCTACTACGTGGATCCGGGGGCACAGCTGACCGACGAGCAACGAGAGGAGCTGGAACGGGTGATGATGGGGCGGATGCAGCGCTACCTGTCGCGGCGGGACTACATGCAGGTGGCGCGCTCGACAGGTTATCCGGTGTGGTTCGTGCAGCGGGTAGTGGCTGGTCAGGCCGGCGGGCATGCCGGGAGCGTGATGCTGGCTTTGCAGGAACGGGCGCTGAAGAACTGTCGGGAGTATGTGAATCCGCTGTCGGAGGCGCGGATGACGTCCGTCATCGAACAACTGAATGGCAACGAAAAACGACGCGATGGAAACGAAGTATGAATCCGTAATCGGCGAGCTGGGCCAGCAGTTGGAGTTGGCGCGGGCAGACGCGGAACGATTGGAAGAGGAACTGATGGACGAAGCGATCGTCCAGGCGGCGCACCCGCTGTATGTGGAGCTGCTGAGAGCACAGGCGCGTATCGACGCGCTGAGCGATGCGATAGAATTGATCATTAACAGCTGAAAAACGAAAAGTGAAAAACGAAATGAATACGGATAAGGATATGAGACCAGCGGATGTCTCGGAGGTGAATAGCACGCTGATTCTGCGGGCTGATGAGATGGGAAATGAGCTGCGGAAGTTGGTCAAGGAGAAAGCCGAAGATCGTGCGGCGGTGTTGGTTACGATGGATCAGATGGACGGCGAGGAAGAGTCAGAGGCTATGGTCATGGTGTGCGGCCGGGGCCACATGCTGATAGAGCTGTGCCGGCTGATGTGGAACGATCCGCGGATCGGAGTGGCGCTGAAGGTGCTTTTGATGAGTGAAATCGAGAAAATCAAGCTGAGCGATGAAAACAAGTGAATTGAGGCCCGGGGCGTGCTACTGGTACACGAGCCGGGTGGGACGAGAGAGGGTGCGCTACCTATACAGAAGGGCGGCCGACTGCTTCGTGTTCGACTCGGACGACTGGCAGTCGATCAGCATGACGGCTGAACGAGTGGAAGAAAGGATTCGGGAGGACGAGACGTGGACGTGAACAAACTGATCATCGGAGGGCGGTATATCTACCAGATGCTGGACGGGAAGGAAGTGGAAGTGTCGCATACGGGAAACGACGGTGACGGGCGCTATGTGTTTCACACCCGAAGGCGGATGTATCGGTTCGTGTTTGGGGCGGATACGGTGAGGGACAGGGTGAGAGCATACAAATAACGGGAATACAACAATCGATCGGAATTATATATGAAGGCAAGAGAATTGAGGCCTGGCGCGTGCTATTGGTACACGGGTCGGGGGCGCCGCGAAATGGTGCGATACCGATACAGGGAGGCGGACGGCTGGTTCGTGTTCGACTCGGACGAGGGGCAGTCGGTCAGACTGACGGCCGACCGGGTGGAACGATATATCCAAGGGAGGGCGTAGGGCTATGCTACGCATGTTTTTGGGCGCGCTCAGAATGACAAGCGTGGGGATGTGGCTCCGGTTCGGGTGCCTCGGGATGTTGCTCTCGTGCAGCCCGACGGAAGGATCGGAGACGATGACAGACATTGCCCTGTATCTGGTTGCAGGTGTTATGGTGGGGCTGATTTGGTGGCTCGACCGGGAACGGATGAAACGCATAGCCGACTATCTCGGTGAGGATTAGAAGAATACTTTTTTGCTCGACATAGATGCTTATTTCTTAGAACTGTTTGACGTGAGTCCCCAAGGGGGTGCCTGATCCCTAAGGGGGCGCCGGTTCAGGGTTTTGACGGCCGAAAGTGGCCGCGGGGGTTCGACTCCCCCGAACCGGACATTGAAAGGAGATAAAAAGAACGATGCCCGCTTACGCATATATAGATGGTGTGCCCGCCCTGACGGTGAACGACTGGTGTGAGTCGGGGCTGACGTATCGGCAGTTTTGTTATGACAGACAAAACGGCGATGTATCCATCATCAGCCAACGCAAAGGAGGCGAGACGGTGATCGACGCGCGTTCGATCCGTCGGGCCGACCGGATGCGGGTGATCGAAAGGGTGATGGGGCGCGTGCCGCGTGAGGAACACCGGCTGCTCTACACCGTGGACATGGATCGGGAGGCGGAGGCCTTCTTCGCTGCTTATGAAAAGGCGGACGGCGGGCGCCTCTCGGAAGAGACCGTCCGGCAGCTCACGGCCAAAGCCTCGATCTTCAACGCCCTCGGCGACGGGCTGCGCCGACAGACGGAGCGCCGCGCGGCCAGTGGGTCGAAGCTCAAGAAAGGGGCTTACTGGCAGACGATGCTCCAGTGGCACACGGAGGAATGCCGGCGGTCGGCCGAAACGTATGGCGTGGCCGTCCCCGAGTACACCAACGCACGCAGCCTCGAGCGCGCCTTCCGCGCCTACATGGCTGAGGGGTACGCCTCGCTGCTGCCCCGCAACATGGGCAACGATGCGGCGCGGAAGGTGTCTCGCCGGGCTGAAAACCTGATCGTGGCGCTTTGGCGAACGAACGACAAGCCGTTCGCCAGCCGAGTGCATGAACTGTATTTGGAGTTCGCGGCGGGCGATACGGAACTGTTTGACCGGGCGACGGGCGAAGTGTTCCGCCCCGAGGATTACCGCTATCGTGGCCGCCCGCAGGCGGTGAGCTGCTCGACCATCCGGCGGTACCTGAAAAACGTGGTCAACGAGACGGCCGTCTACGCCGACCGCAACGGGCAGTTCGACTACGCCAACTCGCAGCGCCCGAAGCATGTGCGACACAATGGCAGGTTTGCCCTTTCCAAAATCTCGATGGACGACGCCGTCCTGTCCCGAAAAAGCACCCGCGGATGGGTGGCCAAATACCTCTGCGTGGACGTCGTGTCGGGTTACTGGTTTCGGCCGGCCTACACCGTGGGCACGCCGACGTTGGACACCGTGATGGAGGCCTTCCGCAACGTCTTTTGCGAGCTCGTGGAGCTGGGGCTGCCCATGCCGGCCGAGTTAGAAGTGGAGCATCACCTGATGCAAAACATCGAATGGCTGCCCGAGGCCTTCCAATTCGTCCGCTTCTGTTCGTCGCCCACCGAGAAACGGGCCGAGCACAACATCCGGTCGCTCAAATGGGGCACATCGAAGAAGCAAGGGCACATGCGCGGCCGTTGGTACGGCAAGGCGGAGGCCTTCAAAAGCGTGCGCAACAAGGTGCACGGCGATTTCATCGATCCCACCTTTCAACCGCAAACGATCATTGCCGACGATTTGGCAGACATTGAGCTGCATAATAACGAACTACACCCGCGGCAGAAAGAGTTTCCCGGGCTGACCCGCCGCGAGGTGCTTTTGAAACACGCCAATCCGACGCTGCGGCCGATCGCGCCGGAAAGGCTGTATAAACACATCGGCAACGTGACGGAAACGACCATCCGCAACAACGACTACGTGCGGGTAGCCAGCGCCGAGTTTGCCCTTGCTGACTTTGATATGCTCAGCCGCCTTCAGCCGAACGATCGGCGCGTCACGGCCTACTGGCTGCCCCTCGAGGATGGCTCGGTGCCGTGCGTCTACCTCTATCAGGGCGATGTCTACATCGGCCTGGCGACAGCTCGGGCGGCAATGGCCTACAACGAATGCGCCGCGGAACGCACTGAGGAAGACGAGGCGCGGATGCTCGTGCAACATAAGCGTGCGGCGCGCTTCGACCGGATGATCCGCGAGCGACGCGAAGAGATTCCCCAGGTGGGTCGGGTGGATCGGGAGACGGCTGAGGCTGTGGCCGCGGCGCCCGTCCAAATCGTCGAAACCCGTCAGCCGATCGGCTACGAGGAAGACGAACTCACGGCCTCGATGGAGGATTGGGCCGCCCGCGCGATCGATCAATTATGAACCAACAAAATAGAAACTACTTAACACGAATAGGACATGTTTCAGCAGGATAGCATTGTAGAGAATGAGCAATCTGATAAAGTGGGCAAAACGCCTCAAACGCATTTATCGCCTCGCAGAAAGCATATGGGTCAGCCGGCAATTCAACTAACCAATAGTTTTCCCCTTGCACATGCCGGCAAGGGCATTTCATCAGCCGGGAAAACGACAAAAGAGCTTTGGTACTCTCGACGAACTGCTTGTCGGGCAGCTCGTCAGGGATTAAGCATTCAAGCAAATAGTACTCAGTCATAGGAATAACGTCAAAACACACAAATATGAGCCTCACGAACGAATACAAAGAGAAAATCCGGGCCGCGCTGGCGGCGCGTCGGGCCAATTTCGACGGCTCGGACGCCCGCTTTGCCGCCACGCTTGGCATCGGCAGCGCGCAATACAGCCGCATCAAGCGGGGCGAGACGGTCGGGGTGCTGGCCGACGAAAAGTGGATCAGCATCGCCCGCCGCTTGGGTGTCGGCCTGACCGATGCGCCGGCATGGCAGACGGCCGAAACGCCCGTCTTCAAATACATCACGGCGCAGCTCGAAATGTGCCAGCAGAACGGCCTCTCGGCCATGCTCTGCGACCTGACCGACATCGGAAAGACCTACACCGCCCGGCAATATGTCAAAACGCACCGCAATGCCGTCTACGTGGATTGCTCGCAGGTCAAAACGCGGCAAAAGCTGCTGCGGGGCATCGCCCGGGAGTTTGGCGTGGGTAGCACAGGACGGCTGGCGGACGTCTACAACGACCTCGTGTTCTACCTCAAAACGCTCGATCGGCCGCTGGTCATCCTCGACGAGGCGGGCGACCTCAGCTATGAGGCTTTCCTCGAGATCAAAGCCCTATGGAACGCCACGGAGCACTGCTGCGGGTATTACATGATGGGCGCAGATGGCCTCAGCGAAAAGATCCGCCGGGCCATCGACAACAAGAAGGTGGGCTACGCCGAAATCTTCGGCCGCTTTGGCAAGCGCTACGGCAAGGTCGTGCCCACGGCCCGCGAAGAGGCCGAGCGCTTCCTTCAACTGACGGCGGCGATGATCATCAAAGCTAACGCCGGGGCGGATACGGATGTGAACCGCCTGCTTCGCCGTCTGATGGGCGAAGACAATACGCCATCCCTCCGACGGATAAACATCGAACTCTCGAAAAGGGCATGAAACGGGCATTGACGGCGCGCAATGTGCTGACCACAAAGTTCAACACCCTCGGGTTCGACGGTGTATGGCGCGATGCGGTGGGCGAGCCCGAACTGACGGGCAGCTGGATCATCTATGGCGACACGAAGAATGGCAAAACGACCTTCGCTATGATGCTATCCAAGTATCTGACCGCCTTCGGCCGCGTGGCCTACAACAGCGTCGAGGAGGGCAATTCGCGAACGATCCAGATGGCTGTCGACCGTGCTGGAATGCTCGAGGCGGGCGCCCGCTGGATGTTACTCGACCGCGAAAGCAAGGATGAGCTTTGCGAAAGGCTGCGGCGGCAACGCAGTGCGGACATCGTCTTTATCGATTCCGTGCAATTCATGGATCTGAAGTTTTCGGAATACAAAGACCTCAAGCGTCGCTTTCCTACGAAGCTATTCGTCTACATCAGTCACGTGGACGGCCGTCGCCCCTCGACGCCCACGGCCCTGCGCATCCTGCGCGATGCCAACGTGGCCTTCCGCATCGAGGGGTTCAAAGCCTTCCCCACGAGCCGTTATGGCGGCGGTCGGCCGGTGGTGATCTGGGATAAAGGCGCGGATGAATACTGGGGGCGGGAGGTAAACGGAAAAACGAAAAGCTAAAAATGAAAAGTTGCCGGGTACCCGACCGGCCCCCTCCCGCCGGTAGGACTTTTAGTTTTTACCTTTTAGATTTTAGTTCAAAGAATGATGAAAACAATAGACAACGATCACCGGAAGCGGCAACTGCTGAAGCGCTTCCACATGCTACTAAACAGGGCGCGGATCGACGAGGACGGTAAGCGCGAGATCCTCGCCTCGTATGGCGTAGAGCATTCCTCGGAAATGGATTGCGCGGGGCTGGCCGACGTGTGTAGTAAACTGGCCGTGGCGATGACCCCGCGGGCGTCCGAGGCAGACCGCTGGCGCAAGCGGGTGATGGCCGCCGTGTTCGGCTACTGCCAAGCGATGGACTATGAGGCGGATGTGAATCGGGTAAAGGCCATTGCCTGTCGGGCGGCCGGGGCTACGAACTTCAACCGCATCCCGCTGGAGCGTTTACGCAGCCTTTACAACGCCTTTATGCAGCGTGTAAAAGACATTGAAAAGGTCGGCCGAATGGCGGACACACCTCAGGGCGGCGGGGGCTTCCTCTATGTGATGTTCCCCGACGGACGGAAAGAAATTCCAACAAACTGAATCAATATGGAAACAGTAGAAATGACGGCGCAGGAGCGCCAAGAGTATGAGGCCTTCAAAGTGATGATGGCCAGGAAAGCGGCGGAGGCCAAACGGAAGTCCGATCGCGAAGCCTACACGGCATTGGTGGATGAGACGATCGCGGCCGTAATGCCCGAGCTGACGAATATCAGCGAGGCCATCGCCCAGAAAAAGACGGCCGCGGCGGAGGCCTTCCGCGGGGCATTGGAGATGAAGGCGGAGCTGTTCGGCGTGAAAGACGATCAGCAGTCGCACACGTTCACCAACTCCGAGGGCACAATGCGCATCACCATCGGGCACTACATGCTCGACAATTACCGCGACACGGTGAACGAGGGTATCGCGATGGTCAAAACGTACATCGAATCGCAGGCCCGCGACGATGCCAGCCGCGCGCTGGTTAAGGCCATCCTGCGGCTGCTGTCGCGCGACGAGGCGGGCAATCTGAAGGCCTCCCGCGTGCTACAGCTGCAAAAAATGGCCGAGGAAACGGGCGACGAACGCTTTATAGAGGGCGTGCGCATCATCCAAGAGAGCTACCAACCCACGCCCTCGAAAGACTACATCCGCGCGGCGGTACGCGACGAGTCGGGCGCCTGGGTGGCTGTCCCATTAAGCATGACGGACGTATGAAGGAAAACGGAAAAATGAAAAGCGAAAAGCGAAAAGTGAAAAGTCCTACCGGCAGGGGGAGGAAGTCCCTCACAGGCATCCGGTAGCTTTTAGTTGTTCGATTTTAGATTTTAGTTGATGGACGTATGATCATCGCAGTAGACTTTGACGGAACGATCCACGACGGCCAGTGGCCGAGGATCGGCGAGGTGATGCCTGGGGCGCGTGAGGCGATCAACGCTTTGCGCGCCGAAGGGCACTACATCATTATCTGGACATGTCGCGAAGGGCGCCAGCAAACGGAGATGGTGAACTGGCTGCTTGAAAAGGGCATCGGTTTCGATCGAATCAATGATCATCAGCCGGATCAGGTGGTGACCTATGGCAGCGACGCGCGCAAGGTGTATGCGCATTGCTACGTGGATGATAAGAACGTAGGCGGGATGCTCCCGTGGAAAGATATTGCCGCGTGGATCCGCCATCGGGAAGCGGCCTACCGGGCGGCAGCCTCTACCGAGGCAGGGAAGTTTGGCCGGGGGGATCTCAAGGCCACCAGTGAACCTTGCCGGGTACATGCCTGCGAAGTTTGCCGGACGCATGCCGCCGAGAATAACACATCGGAAACGGTCAGCGAGGAGTAAAACAGGATGGCGGCGGGGATGATTCATATTGGTCTGTTCGATGGCATCGGCGGGTTTGGCATGGCGGCCGCATGGTGTGGCATCGAGACGGTCGTATCGTGTGAGATCGGCGCATTCGGTTCCGACGTGCTGGCCTCCCTGTTCCCCGCCGCCTATCATCATAAAGACATCCGTACACTGACAAAAACGATCATCGATGAAAGACTTATTCCACGATTCGGCGCCGACTACGGCCGCCGTACGATACTCACCGGGGGCTTTCCCTGTCAGCCATTCAGTTCAACAGGGAAGCGCCGCGGAGCGGCGGATGACCGTTACCTCTGGCCAGAAATGCTGCGCATTATTGGAGACGTCCGACCGCGCTGGGTTATTGGTGAAAACGTTGCTGGCATCCTCTCGATGGTACAACCCGCTCACATCGCTACGCTGGAAAGCGAGCCCGATCTGTTCGGAGCGGGTAACGAGCTTCAAACGAAATGCGGGCAATACACCGTCCACCGGATCTGCAAAGACTTTGAAGCCATCGGATATACCATCCGGCCGGTGGTTATTCCGGCTTGTGCCGTCGGGGCACCCCATCGACGCGACCGAGTGTGGTTCCTCGCCTCCGATGCCGCCGCGGACGGTGAACATTGGAGGGCACACGATAACCCTGCCTCCGCGCCTGCTTCCAACGCCACGAGCGAGCCTCGAGGCCGCGGGGCTGAATGTAAACAACAAGAAAATGGCAGCGAAGAAGGGAGCCAGCTACTTGGAGGAAGTCGTGGCTGGGTTCGTAGTCCGCGCGGGTGTTTCCGGGATTTTCCGAATGAATCACCGGTTCGCACTGACGATGATGGGATATGCCCCGAATCACTGCGCCGCCGGATACGAGCGGATTTTGCGGACTGTCTGTCTGATGATGAGATCGAAGAAGCTATCCACCGCGCCGATAAACGATTCAACGAAGAAGCCCTAAGAGCGGCCGGCAACGCGATTGTCCCGCAAGTGGCTTATGAGATTATACGGGGGATCGTAGAGATAGAGCGGGGGGCATTTTCCTGACGTCAGGAAAGAAGCAGACAAGGTATAAGAGTAAGATGTTATAAATTTCTTTTGATTGGGGCGGCCGGAGTCCGGGATGGATAGGCCGCCTTTGCTGTATATAGGCGGGTGACATTGTGTCTATCTTTTCACCTGCCAAATCGTCGCCCTTTCCCTCCGCTTTTGCTTCCTTTGCAAAAGCATGGACAAGCAATCAATGATGACCGGACAGAACCAGACGAAAGAGGGGCAGAACCAGACGAAAGAGACGGAGGAAAATCCTTCCATGTGTTTGACACGGGTGGAGCGTCGCGAGGCGCGCCGCCGGCTGATGGCCGCACGCTTCTATTACTGGACGGAGGTGCGCCGTCGCCGCTTCGATGATGTGATGCATATTCTGTCCGAGCATGAGTTTTTCGTAGACGAACGGTCTATTATGGACGTGCTGCGTGGGGTCAGCCACTACCTGTCTGACCTACATACCCGCCGCGAAACAGCGGCCGCCCTCCGCCGTGCTTACCCCTCGTGGAACTGGGAGGGGTAAAAAAACGCTTTCAATACCTTTTCTTATTCACCGGCCGCGTGCCGATCGACCATGCCGTGGGGGTGATGGCGGCAACCTTACGCTGAGCCACGAAGTACCCCCCTTCTACTGCGTCTGGGCCGTCGGCTGGGGCGGGGAGTCCATCATCGAAGAGCTTAAACTGTTCCTCGAGCCGCTGCATGTGGGGATTCTCTTTTTCGGCGATGTTGAAAATCAGGTTGCCCGCCCGATTGAGCGGCTCGAGGTTGCCTTCAATTCGGGCGAACTTATCCGGTTTGGCTCGCTCGTCGGGTGCGATAGAGATGATGAATTTTCGTTCGACGGCCTTTTGCAGGAAAAGCGGCTTGAAAACCTGTTCGTAGAAGGGATCCTGTAGCTTGTTATTCTCGATGTAGTTGTAGATCGTCGTACGGTCGCGGACGTAATCCTTTTGGTAATAGTACCAATTGACGAACTCATCATTGGTGACGTGGTCGAGGAAGGCCGTAATGACATACAGGCGGCCATCCAAAATGCCCAAAAGCACGTTCGACTTAAACGATCCGAGCGCTTTCACGCCCTTGCGGTGCGTGGTGCGATTGGAGGGTGCCGGGTCGCCATAACTAATGAGGAAGGGAAACTTATTAAGCGGGGGCACGGCACCCCATGTGATCTCTTTGAAGTACGTCCCTTCAACCACCGGGTTGTTGAAGCATTCCTTTTGCACCGAGGCGGCCGACACCTGCGCGAGTACTTCATCGATCATCGCCTCTGTATTCTTTTCCGGCCAGACCGAAACGCCCTCAGCAAAGTCTCGCTTGGGGTCGGGGCGGCGGATGTCTACCATTCGGATATTGATGATGTCCCAATTCCCCAGCGGCTTGTCTCGCCCGGCCAGCTCACGGGCACGCGCGCCAGCTCGGGCAATACAGCAATCGCGGGCGATGATATTGCCGCACCAAATAACCAACAGGGGCTCGCTGAATGAGCGTGTAAAGTAGAGGGCTTGCTCGAACCAGTTCCATTTGTCGGCGATGATTTCAGGGTTGCGGCATTCTTCGTCTGTGTCGAAATCGTCGGGCAGGATAACGTCTGGGCGTACCTCGTCGAGCTTGAAACCACGGGGCGACTGGCGGGCACCCACGGCAAAGAAGGAAACGCCTCGGGCGGTGATAAAATGTTCCTCCGTCCACTTTGTGCCCCGCTGATTGCCGTAATAGAAGGCGATTCGTTTGTTGGCCTCGAGCTGCGCCCGGTAGACACGCAGCAGGCGCTCGGCATTGTCGCTACTGTTGGAGGTCAAAAGGATGTTCCGCTTACGGCCGGTGAGCGCTAAAAACATCACAACGAACATCACCGTGGTACTCTTTGACAGCTCACGCGCCCATGAGAGCACCTCGTACCAGTTGCCCTCCGTGGCTTGCCGAATGATGCGGGCGATAGCCTTCTTTTGGAAGCCTGCAAAGTCATATTTGGCGAACCGTGGGAACAGCTCTTTGATCCATTCGAGGGGATGCGCCTCGAGCCATTGGCGGCGCTTTTCACGTTCGGCCACGGGCATGGCGCGATCGATGGCCGTTTCTTCGCGGATGGATTGCAGGTATTGCTCCCATTCCTGTAAAGCCTGTTTGTCCGTCAGCTTCATCGGAGCATCTCTTTAATGTATTGATCGAATAGGGCGCTGACCTCAATGGCCTTTGTGGGATCGAAGGCGCGCAGCCAATTCAATAGGGCTTGCGATACATTGATCACATCGCGGACACCGCTGCCGGCTTCCATTTCCATAATGTCGCGACGCAGGTCACGGCGGGCGAGGCGCTCATCTTTGGTGGCAAAGCGCTCGCCCTCGGGGCGCCCGGCGATGTTGGCATCGATCTCGCCCAGCTGCTTATACGCGGCCAGTAGGGCCTGTTCGCGGCTTTGGGTGAGGGAACGCTTTTCATCCTTCCATCCATCATCCTTTGCCCATTTCCCAATGGTGTTTTCAGACACGCCGAGCCACCCGGAAATTTCCTTGAACGTCCAATGCTGATAAAAGAATTTGAGCCGTGCCAGTTCACGCTGCTGCTGGCGGGCGGCCTTCGTTCCGCCTTTGGGGGGTTGTTTATCCATCTTACTCTACCTGTTACATTAGTAATTATACCTGACAAAATTACAGTCAGAGGGCGTTTGCCCGAAAAGAGTCGTGCAAAAAACTGCTGATTTCATCGGAAAAACCGCCGAATCTATCAGGTTTTTACACGCTGATTTGCGGAGATTTTGAGGGCCTGACACTTTTGCAGTCGACAACGAGATCACAATGGCTGTAAAGACTTTCATATTACACGATGAGACGGTGAACACGTATGGGATCCGTATGCTGACCGCGGGGGCGAACTTGGATGAGTTCCGCCGTAACCCGGTGATGCTGCTCAATCATAACGACTGGGAACTGCCCATCGGCCGGTGGGAGAATATCCGCATCGAAGGGACGCGGATTCTGGCCGATGCTGTATTCGATGAAACGGATTCCCGCGCCAAAGAGGTAGCCGGGAAAGTGGAACGTGACTTTCTGCGCATGGCCTCTATTTCTGCGTGGGTGGATGAAGCCTCGGAGGATCCGGCGTATCGCATGCCGGGACAGACCGGGCCGACCATTGTGCGTTGGACAGCGCGCGAAGCATCGATTTGCCCCATTGGAGCCAACCACAATGCGCTGGCGCTCTATGACCGTGCCACGGGTACGCGGGTAGATCTCAATGACCGTGCGCAGGTGATCCGCCTATTTGCTGAGCGCCCCGATACTGCAATTTCAAATGATACATATATGACACTGAAGGAACTTTTGAAACTCAATGATGCCGCTGGCGAAGCGGCTGTAACGGAGGCGGTCGAGGTCATCATCCGCAACCGCGACGAGCTGCAAACGGAGACCGTCCGTCTCCGCGACGAAAACAAACGACTGACTGAGCGACTCGAGTCGATCAATAAGGCGAAGAAAGAGGCGGAACAGGCCGAGGCCGTGCGATTGGTGGATGGTGCCATCCGTGAAGCCCGCATCAATGCAGACGGCCGCGAGGCATGGCTGAAAGACTTTGAGACGGACTTTGCGCAGGCTTCCGTCCGGCTGGCATCCATCCCCAAGCGTCCAAGCATCGCCGCACAAGTCACACCCGCAGGAACGGCCGCCGGCATGGTGCAACTGGCTGACATGTCATTTGCCGACATTCTGAAGGCCGACAGACTGAAAGAGCTGAAAAAGGATCACGAGCTCTATGTGCAGAAATTCCGTGAAGCCTACGGCCATGATCCGTCCTGAAACAGCATTGCAATAACAATTAAACAGTATAGAAATGGGATTGAATAAAGAGATCTGGATTCCAGAAATCATTGAAAAGTTTTATCCGAGCAACTCCCTGTTGTCCTACTGCAAAAATCTCGACGCGTGGGTGGATAACAACGCACTGAATCTGCAAGAGGCTGGCGTAGATCCGAAGGTTTACATGGATAATACCGTGTGGCCGATTCCGGTAGTCACCCGCACGGATGTGCCCCACCAGCTGCCCTTGCATCGCTTCGACACGGAAAACACGGTTTACCGCGATGCCATCGAAGTGGAAGAATCATCGGAGAAACGTCAAAGTGTCATCGAGGGGCACAAGAAGGCGCTGCTGAAGCAGTTTACTACGCTGGCCGCCTTCAATTGGGCGCCGCAGAAAGACACCCCGACGACCCCCGTGACGATCGCCGGCGGGACAGAAACCAACAAGAGAGGGTATAAGATGCTGAGATTCGAGGACATCCTCGATATGGAACTTCGATTCAACGAGCTGGAGGTGCCCGAGGATGAGCGCATTTTGGCGTTGAACCACGTGCATGCCTCAGACTTGATGCTGCAAGACCTCAAAGCGTACAAAAACATCTGGAATGAGAATCGCCTGTTTTCGTTCCGCGTCGTACGTTGCTCGCTGACCCCGGGTTATCTGAATACGACGCACGAGAAGAAGGCGTGGGGCGCAGCGGCCACCACAGACGATGTGCCTGCCTCACTGGCCTATCACGAGGATTCCGTGGGTCGCTGTCAGGGTGATTTTGATATGTATTCCGCGCTCAAAGATCCGCAACACCGCGGCGACATCATCGGCTTCAACATGCGCGGCATGGCGCTGCCGATCACTGGCAAATACATCGGCGCACTGCTTTCATCCAAATAAGCGGCGGGGCGATGTACAGAAATGAGACCACGGGGCGGCGGTACACGTTCGTTGCCCCGGACAGTTTAGAGGGGCCGGATGTGGTCATGGTACCTTTCCCGGCCGCGGCGCTGCGCCGGCCTACGGCGGACGGCATCATCGGTCACGATTGCAATCCTTGCATCGTGCCGGTGACTGCCAATGACCCGACCGAGCTGCGCGCCTTCCCGCAGGGCATTCAGCCGGCTTCCATGCTGATCGTGGAAAACGAGACCGATAAACCGGTGATTGTTTCGGGCATTCCGTGCTACCCCGGGGATACGGTGATGATGTACACCGGCGGCGCGGACAGGTACGTCCGTCTGGGTGGCTCGGCCCCGTGGGTGAACCCTACGGAAATGGCGACAAAGCCGGAAGAATCTACGGCGGTGGAAGCCTCTGAGGCCGCGAAGGCGCCCGAGACGGTGGAACCTTCCGAGGCCACAAAGGCGGAACCATCCACGGAGGCAAAGGCCCAAAAGGCCGACCCCACAAAAGCGAATAAGTAACCCTGCTAAGGTGTTTCCCCTCACTTTTTTGTTCGTTCCGAGGCTGCGCGCACTGGCCGACCTCTCTCCCGGCCGTGCGCGCGCCTTCTTTGGGCGCCTATGGCTTACGGCGGTGGCTGCCCTCACACTCTTTGCGGCGACTGGCTGCCGCCTGTTGCGCATGCCGTACACGGAGCGCGAGATGACGCAAAGGGAAGTGACCGAGACGGTGCGCGATACGCTCGTGGTCATCGAACCCGATTCGGCCCTGATCCGCGCCTACCTGGAATGTCAGTCGGGCAGGGTGGCGCTCTCGCGGCTGATCGCCGTGCCCGGTGCGCGCATCGTGCCGAACGTGACGCTGACGGACGTCCTGACCGATACGGGCTACCGCGGTGCCCTGCTCGATGTGCACTGCCACGAAGACAGCCTCCGCCGGGTGATCGCCCTGCGCGACCGCACCATCCGCGAGCTGACTGATCGTGTCCGCACGGAGTATGTCACCGTGGAGCGCCCCTTTCGGTGGTATCACCGGGCGCTGATGGGCGGCGGATACGCCTTCTTGGCCCTTGTGCTCGGTATGGCCGCGTGGCTCATCGTCCGGCTCTACATCAGAGGGCGCGGGGGCATCCCCTAATTATCACAACCAACAACCATTAACAATTAAAGAAAAGACATGGCATTAGGAAAGAAAACCCGATCCATCGGACTGAGCGCCATCCTATTTGGCGACGTGACAGACGGCGGCGCTAAGATGCCGGAAGAGATGAAACAGCTGGCCCGCACCCTGAAGGGCACGGCCAACTTTACCACCGAACAGGATCAGACACAAGATTTCTTTTGCGAGGAAGAGCCGGATGCCCCGGTGGAATCCGTGATCTCGGAAAAGGGATTGAAGAACCTCACGTTTAACATTCTCGAATGGGATAACGCAGTGCTGCAAACCCTGTTTGGTGGCAAAGAGGTAGATGGCAAAATCAAGGATCTGTCTGGTACGGATCATAACGTGAAAAAGTTCATCCCTCCGAAGGATTACGTGGAAGTGGAAAAGGCGCTTCGTGTGCTTACGCCTTACAAGGTAGGCTTCGACCTCCCTCGCGCAAAGATCCTTGCTCGCTTCCAGTGGAACCTGACCCGTACGGAGATCGCGCAGATCGAAGTCACGGCGCGCTGCATGGCTCCCGATGGAGACGATAGTGGTACCTACGAGGTATTCAGCTGGACCAAATAATGGAAGAGACGGAAAACAAGCGGGCGGTCGAGATCGATGTGGCCGACGCGCTGTTGGATACGGGGCTGCTGGTCAAGGTACCGGCGCCCCGCCCACTGCGCATGTTGGGGATAAAGGTGTTCCCGATGCGCTTTCGGCGCCCCGTCTACGCCCAGCTACTGCGTATTTGTCGGATGTACGTGCGTATGCACGTCGACCTCGAAACGCTCGAAACGGGCGAAGCCGCCGCGGTGCTCACCTCAGCGGCCAAAAACGGCGTCCGTGCCAGTCGGCTGATCGCCCTCGGGCTGATCCGTTCGGGGCTGATGAGTGCGCTGTTTCACCGTGCCGTGGCGGCCTACCTACGCCGACGGATGGATGCCCAAACGATGGCTGAGCTGGCCAAAGTGATCGTCCTGCTAAGTGGAGCGGGCCATTTTACGACTATTATCAGATCGATTGCTCATCTACAGGTGACGACTCCGAATCTGAGCCGGGGAACGACGGGGAGTTAAGGGACGAAGGCCCCCATAGCCCTTTCGGCGCACTGTTCCAGATCGCCTCGCAAGGCGTTTGGACGTGGCGCGAACTGATGTATAAAGTGCCGTGGAGCGTTGTGCTGGCGGCCATCAATGACCAACCCAAATACGGAAAGAAGAAGCCGGCTGATGAGGGTGAAATCACCTCTGAGGCCGAAGCCAAGAAGTTTTTCAATCTGGCTTAAAACGGCGAGACAGCCTCCGCCCCCATAACCCACCAACAACTAACGAGAAAAGGCCGTGGCCGACGAAAAAACGATATACGTAACATTCGAGTTTCAGGGCAATCTGGATAAGGATGTCGACGGCGTGACGAACAGTCTCGACCGATTAGAGATAGAGGCCTCCAAAGTCCTAAAAAAGATGGCTGAGGGGAGCAATCTCGTGTCGCGGGGCTTTCGTGTGCAAGCCGATGCCATCAATAAGCTGCCTGGGCCACTGAATACAGCCGCCTCGGGAGTGGGATCCCTCTCTAAAGCCTTTGGGGCCCTCAAAGCCTCTGGGATTGTTTTTCTCCTCGATGCCATCGTCGTTGCCCTGCGATCCTTGGTGATGTGGTTCAACTCGTCTGTTGAGGGACAGATGGAGTTTGCCCGTACCTCTGGCTATCTTTCTGGTGTGATGGGACAGCTTAGGGAATCGCTCATTAAGCTCGGCGAGACGATCTATAGAGCCCTCCGCGATCCAATAAAGGCTGTAAACGATGTATGTGGGGCCATCCTGAACAGCCTTTCTGTTCGTCTATTAGGTCTGGGTGAGATGTTCCAAGCACTGGGTAAAATCATCTCGTCGGGTTTTACGGACGGTTTTAATAACCTCACGGAGGGGTGGTCAAAAGTATATTGGGGTATTGATCATGTCCGCGAAGGCATGAGAGACTACATCACCTCCGTACATGAAGCCGCCAAAAAAACGGCTGAGTTGGGTGTAGCTGGGGAAAAGCTGTCGCGTGACCGTAGCGAATGGCGGGTGGAAGAAGCGGAAAAAGAGGCCAAAGCGGAAAAGCTGCGCGAGCAGATGGAAAGCGCCAAAGGCAAAAGGCGGATCCAATTAGCCAACGAATACAAGGCCGTCGTCAATGAGATTTATGACGAGCGGAAGCGGCAACTTACTGAGGAACTGCGCATACAGGAAGGCCAAAACAAACTAACGACAAACAGTCTGGAAGACATCGACAAGGTGAACCAGCTGAAGGCCTCTCTGATCAAATTGGACACGGATCGGGAAAAGGAACTGGGCGCTATAGACAAGGCGGCGCGTTCCGGCTCCGGAAGAGGGAATAAGGATGCAGAAAAGGCACTTCGCGAACAGCAGGAACGGCTCAAACTGCAAAAGTCCTATCAGCGGGAATGGGAGAATAACCAACTCGAGTTCGCACAAAAGCAGATCGACCTGCTGAATGACAGCTACTACAAACAACGCCAGCAGGCCGAACTGAATAAGAAGAAGGAACTGGCTGCCATCAAACAGCAGGAGGAGGATATGCTGAAGGCCAAACGAGAGGCCTACGGCAAAAATGCGACCCTATCGGAGGAAGAAACGACCTACTTCAAAAACCTCGTCGATCTGGCCGAAAAGTCTTATAAGAAGTCCGCGGCTGAGATTGATGAAGCCGTCAACGGCGCATTCAAGGAAGGGCGCTTGCGCTTCGCCGATGAGCTGGCGGTGCAGCTGGATGACATCGAAAACTACTACAAAGAGCGGCTGCGGATGGCGGAAAACAATGAGAAACTGATCGCCGAACTCACCGTCGCCAAAGAGAAAGAGATCACGCTGGCCAAAAACAACTATACCGCGGAGATGCTCAATTATGACATTGAGATCACCCGTAAGCAGATGGCCAATGCGGAATCTTTCTATCGCTGGGAAGCGGATCGTCGCAAAAAGCAACTCGAGGAAGAGCGCCGGGTGCAAAAGGAACGTATCCGGCTGATGGAAGAGCGGTACAAGCTCGCCCCGACGGATAAGCTGGCTAAGGAAATAGCCCTTGCCCGCGAGGAACTCGAAGCCCTGAATAAGGAACTCGGACGTATCCCGACGCAAAAGCTGTCCGAGGTGCTCGGCGCCTTCGGGCAGATGGCCGCGGCGCTGGGCGGACTGAGCGGCAGCGTGGGTCAGGCCTTCGCAGCAATCGGTTCGAGCCTCGCCGCCGCCAGTGAGATGCTTTCCCGCGACATGGATACGACACGGGGCAAGGTAGGTGCCATCAGTACGGCCATTTCGGGCACAGCCACGCTGATCAATATGATCACCGCGGCGGCCGAAAAACGCCGCGCCGTGGAAAAAGAGTTCTACAAAAACTCGATCGCCTTTGCCCATGAATATGCCCTGTCGCTGAATGAGCAATTGCGCCTGCAAAGCAAGTCGGGCGCCTTTGTGCGCAACTACGCCGGCGAGATCAAAGACAGCTTCAAAGCGCTGAATAAGGCGATGGATGGTTACTCCGATGCCATCGGCAAGCTGCATGAGGGGCAGGCCAACGTCGACCTGCGCAACGTAGTCGACGGCAACAATGTGGCCAAAGGGGCGGCCACGGGGGCACTGGCCGGCGCGGCCGTGGGCTCGATGATCGTCCCTGGCATCGGTACGGCCATCGGCGCCGTGGTGGGGACGATCGGCGGACTGCTTGCGGGCATATTCAGCAAGAAGAAAGACAAGGTCACGGATGATCTGATGAAGGTTTTCCCGGGGCTTGTGGACGAGGCGGGCAACCTGAATAAAGAGCTGGCGAAAACACTGATCAACACCGATCAGGTAGACGATAAGACGAAGCAGCTGCTTCAAAACGCCCTCGATTGGCAGGATGCCGTCAAAAAGGCGGAGGATAGCCTCGGCGAGATCGCCACGAGCCTTGCCGGCGACATTGGTAACAACCTGCGCAACGCCATCGTGGGGGCATGGAAGGCGGGCGAGGATGCCAGTAAGGCCATGTTTGCCACGGCATCCGACTCGCTCGAAAACTTTATCACGCAGTTGCTGTATTCGGCCATCTTTTCGGACGTGTTCGAGGATTTCAAGAAGAACCTCGTCGAATCGCTAAAGCCCGGCGGCGATCAGGATATACTCGACGACTTCGATAAGCTGATGGAAGAGATGACCAAGCGCGACGACCGATACATCGAGCTACTGGATAAGGTCAAAAAGCGCGCGAAGGAGCGCGGCTACACCAAGTTCGGTGAGAAAGATGATAAGGCGAAGGACGGCCGCACGGGCACAACGAAGGGCATCCAAAGCATTACGCAGGACACGGCTACGGCCATCGAGGGACGGCTGACGGCGCTGCTGATCTATCAAGACGCCATCAAACTGTCCGTAGGGGGGATCAATCAGTCCCTCGTGGTAGGTGTAGCCATACTGACAGAAATACGTGACAATACGGCCTACTGTCGACGCCTCGAGCAGATCGAAAGCGGCATCGGCAGTATGAAACGCGAACTGGAGACAATCAATTCCCGCGGGGTCATCCTGCGAACAGCATAACGGATAAGACGGAAATGAAAACGAATATCTACATTGATGGAACGGACGCCCGGGCGGCCTTTGGCGTGTGGGTGGTACGGGGCGGATACAACGATCTGCTGGCCTACCCAGCTATGAAAGAGCCGGCCGCCAACGATTGGCCGGAACACGACGGGCTCGAGGTGGATCTGAAGGCGCCCAAACTGCAACCCCTTACGGTGGGCATTGACTGCGTGGCCTCCGGCCCCAAGGCCGACGTCCGCGGGTTTGTGGCGGCGTTAGCCGTGCCGGGCTATCGGTCGATTCTTTTCCCCTCCCTCGGGCGAACATTCCGCCTGCGCCTGACCAACTTCGACGAGCTGCGCGATTACGGGCCGCTGCAATCATTCCGCCCGCTGTTCGAGCTCGACGAACCCGAGCGCACTGACGCGGCCGTCTGGCAATCGCCGGGCACGCACGTCATCCGTTCGGCCTACACCCTCGACGGCATCAATCTGGCCGATTTCGGTGTGTTCGTCCAAAAGGGGCGCGACAGCCTACTGCGCCCGGCTGAGGTAAAACAGAATCTCACCCGGGAGATCGCCACCCGCGACGGCCGCATCTACGACACTGGCATCGTGCGTTTCAATGCCAAAGAAATAGCGTTGAAATGCTGCTTAAAAGCCGTTTCAACGGCGGCCATGTGGAGCTGCCGAGACGCCCTGTTCGGCCGACTCACGGCGCCGGGCGAGCACACATTGAACTACCGGGGAAAGGATTACCCCGTGTTTTATCGCGAATGTACGGGCACGCGGCTTATCGCCCTCCGGCCTGGCTTCATCCTGTATGAGTTTGAACTGAATTTGACGGTGATCCGATGAAAATCTACGATAAAAAGGATGCGCTGATCCTCGATGTCGAGCCGGACGATAGCAGCTATGCTGAGGATCGGATCCTTCAGACAAAGCTGCTGACGCTCTACTATTCCCTTCCTGAATACGTGGAGATCCCGGAAGGGGCCTACACCGATTTCCGAGGCACGCGCTACCGGCTGGAAAGCGCGCAAAAATTCATCTGCCACGGTGACCGTAACTTCGAATACACCGTGACGATGGAAGGCCCAGAGGCTGCCCTGCGTAAGTACAAAGTGCGCGACACGACGATTCAAAACCTGCTGAAGTTTGCCTACACGGCCAAACCGCGGGCACACTTGGAGCTGATCGTGAAGGCACTTAATCGCAGGGATAGCGGCTGGACGGTGGGCGGCTGCATTGAAGCGACGGAAAAGACGCTTTCATACAGCCACACGTCCTGCGCCGATGCCCTGCAAATGCTGGCCGATGAGTTCAAAACGGAATGGGAGATCCGGGGTAAAGCCATCTACCTGCGCCGCGTGGAATACAACAAAGCCAACCCGCTGCGCTTGCGTTACGGGCGCGATTGCGGGCTGAAGCCGGGCGTATCGCGTGACAATTTCGGGGCAAAGAAGCCTTGCGAGATCCTGCTTGTACAGGGCGGGCGGAAGAATATCGATGCCTCGACCTATGGCAGTGTGGAACTGTTGCTTCCAAAGTCGCAAACGATCGCTTTCGATGGGACGAAGTTCGCCGATGAAGCGGGCTTCAACGCCGCTGCGGCGCGCAGCTACAAAACGGATGCGACAGGCACGGAGATCACCCGTTCCGACCGGCCGCTCCTGACCTTTGTCGAGGATAGCATCGACCTGTCGCAGATCTACCCCAAACGCGTGGGCACGGTCTCGTCCGTCGAGATGATTGCCGGTAAAGATGGCCATGTGAATTACGACATCATCGACAGTTCCATCCCTGAGGCCCTCGACTACAATAAGGCGCTGATCAAAGGCCAGACGATGAAAGTCATTTTCCAAAGTGGCAACCTGACGGGCCGGGAGTTCGATCTGAAATATAAGCACGACGGGCGCCGCTTCGAGCTCGTGCAAACTACGTACGACGGCATCGCCATGCCCGGCGGCACGGTCTACATCCCCAAGGTGGGTGACACCTACGCCGTATTCGGTTGCTCGCTGCCCGACGCTTATGTGTGCGACAATGCCACACGGACAGGCGCCTCGTGGGAGATGTTCCGGGAGGCCGTACGGGTGAAATATGAAAACGAAGTAGAGCGATACACCTTTTCCGCTGAGCTGGATGAGCTGTATGCCGACCGTCACTGGATAGAGATCGGCAGCCGCATCGTCAAAGGTGGATTCGTGTTGCTCGAGTCGGATAAGTACGCCCCCACGGACGGCCTGCTGATCCGCATCACTGGGGTACGCACGCCGGTGAACACCCCGCGCCGCCCCCAGTTCGAGCTCTCGAATGTGGCATCGCCGGGCAGCGTGTCGGGGCAGCTGGGTAAGATCGATCGCAACGAGGTAACAACGGAAGAGGGCTTCCGGCAGCTGCGCCACGAGACGGCGCGCACCTATGAGCATGCCAAAGAGGCGCAGGATATGCTGGAAAAGGCGTTGGACAATTTTTCGGCCGGCGTCAATCCCATCTGGGTGCGCACGATGTCCGTATTGGTGGGCAACGAGTATCAGCAATTCATGTTCGTCGACAACCGGACGGAGACGCAGCGCGAAATCATCCCGCTGTTCGAGATGAATAATGAGACGAAGGTGTTCACGGCTCCGGCTGCCATCCTGAAGCATATGACGATGGGCATCAATAAGACCTCATCAGCACACAAAGCGACGGATTATAAGTATTGGGACGTGACGGGCTACACCTCGCCCTTCCTCGGGGGCGAAAAGTCGGCCTTTTACCTCGTGGCCAAATGTGCCAAAGGGGGCACGTCGGGCGAGTTCCTGTTGCAAGAGACATACAAGTATGACCCGGGCGATGGCTTTTATTACTTCCTCGTGGGATTGCTTTCCTCTGAATCGGGCGGGGAACGCAGCTTCGCCACAGCCTATGGCTACACGGAAATCCTGCCCGGGCAAATGCGCATCCGCAACATCATCAGCCCCGACGGCCGGACGTATTTCAACGTGGCCGAGGGGGTGATCGGCGGGAATATCCGCATCGAATCGGGCTCCGTGGGATACAGCAACCTGACGGACAAACCGGATCTCTCAATCTATGAGACGCGTTCGGAGTTCAAGGTCTTTGCCGATCAGATCCGCGGTGAGGTGGGGCGTATCAATGTCACGGCCGGAGGAACAAAGGATCAGCTCGCGGCGCTGCAAACGTGGTCGCAAAATCAGGTGAACAGCCTGCTGAATCGGCAAGCAACGTCCGAGGATAAGATCTTCCGACTGCAAACGGCGGGCTTTATAACCACCGCACAAGGTAATGCGCTCTACGCCTCCGCGCAGCTGGCCAACGGGGACACAATCGCCTCGTACATCACCCAAAGCCCCACGGCGATCAATCTCATATCGCAAAACATCTCCCTCACTGGTCGCGCTGAGTTCAAGAGCTTGCAATCGCAACTCAATACGCAGCGGGAAAAGATCGATAACAAGCCAGACAGCAGCAGTCTGGGCAGCCTCGCCTGGAGAAACAAAATCGGGAAGGCAATGATGGATGAAACGATCATTGATGGGGGGTATATCAAAACGAGTCTGATCGACACGAACAATTTGATCGTAAAGAAGGCTGCACAAATTGGTGATTTTATAGTGAGGGGTGGTTCTCTCACGGTGGAACACTATGGGGATTATGAACGATCAAAAGGAGTAAGTATTAGTCCGAACGGCGGTGTCGATGTCAGAGATGGGAATTACGGATATACGAGAATCAGAGGCGGTGAGATCAGCGTAAAGCGGACGAATGGCGGGGGAACGGTATCTATGGGCGGCGACGGCTTTAGCTATGAGAAAGGGGGCGCAGGATTTTATGTCAAGATCTCCCCATTCCTCGGAGAGTGGCAGCCTCGCCTCCGTCTCAATATGGGGCCACTCCCCCATGTGAACACGGTAAAGAAGGAAGGTGGGAACACCTTCAGGCAGCTAATGATCGAAGAAAACAAGTGGATCGTTTGCTGGGAATGACACAAACGAACAATCAAACAATAGACAATATGAAAAGAATTGATTTCAGCAGAATCAAATTGGAAGTAGAGCCGGGGCGCTTCGAGGTGCTCGACCAGCGGCGGGCGTTTGGTAATGCCATCTACGCGGAGTCGTTTACCCTCGATGTCGATGCGCTGGCACGTAAGGTGTACTTTGCCCCCGCGGGCAAGGAAGAAACGTTCTCAGACGATGAATTTGCACTGCTTATTCAGCGCCTCACCGGGAAATTCATTTACTCGATTATTCGAGATGTCAAAAACGCGGCAATCGATGTAAAAGAGGGGTGAGGCTATGGAACTGCAACGAATTATCAGACAGGGCGTGACAAAGATCGACGAGGCGGGTACGCTGTCGATCCGGTATAACATCACGGAAGAAGGCGGAAGAACGATGGAATTGAATGCCTCGATCGAACGTGAGGATCGGAATCTCGGCAGTGTTTCGGCCTTTCCAGATGGGGGGATCAGCTTTTACATCGATAGAGGGAGCAACCTGACAGAGGCGGAAAAGAAGGCCACGTTTACCGCTATCGTGGACGAGGTGGCCAGTGCGTTCCGACCCGCGAGTGGTACGTCTGAAAAGAAGGCGTAAGGCATGAAAGTGATCTACAACGGCCTCGTGCCTTTCCGTGGTTTTACGGCCATCAATCTGCTGGGCGTCGTATTCGCTCGGCGGGAGTATCGGCCGCTATCCGAAGCCATCCTACGGCATGAGGCCATCCACACGGCGCAGATGCGCGAAACGGGTTACCTCGGATTCTACCTCATCTATATGCTGGAATGGCTATGGGGAATGCTGCGTCTCCGCGACGCTCTCACTGCTTACCGGGCTATCCGATTCGAGCGTGAGGCATACCGCTATATGGCCGATCCGAACTACCTCACTCAGCGCCGCCCCTATGCGTGGAGGCGGCCGGAAGTATAGACAACGAACCATTAACGATTATACGAAGTATGGACAGACAGTATTTGCAAAAGCAATCGGATGCAAAGTTTCGCATCGACATTACGGACCGAATGGGCAACCCCGTCGATCCAACGAAGTGCGACCTGCAATTTGAGTTTTACACGTCGCGGTCGCGGCGTATCGTCGTCGGGCGAAAGCTCGGCGAAGCGTTCCCCCCGGGATTGAAGGTGGATAATGGGCAGGTGGTCGTAGGCCTCGACAACCCCCGATTCACCGAGGGCCCCCTCTTTGCACGTTTCCGGACGCGCATCTATGATGCCACCTTCCCGGATGGATTCTATGACATCGCCTCGGGCGAAGTGAACACAGGTATTGAAGTAGTAGACAATTAAACAACGTAAGACATGGAAGGAAAAGAGTTTAACGTAACAGTAGCGCTCGACCAGCGGCTCGGGCAGGATGGCAAATCGGCCTATGAGCTTTGGAAAGAGCAGGGCAATGAGGGCAGCATGTCCGACTTCCTGGCTAAGCAGAAAGGCGAACAGGGCGACGCCGGTAAATCGACGTATGACCTTTGGAAAGAAGCAGGCAATGAGGGCAGCATGTCCGACTTCCTGGCTAAGCAGAAAGGCGAACAGGGCGACGCCGGTAAATCAACGTACGACCTTTGGAAAGAAGCAGGCAATGAGGGCAGCATGTCCGACTTCCTGGCTAAGCAGAAAGGTGAAAAGGGTGACGCCGGTAAATCGACGTACGACCTTTGGAAAGAGGCAGGCAACGAGGGCAGCATGTCCGACTTCCTTGCTGCCCAGAAAGGCGCTGATGGCAAGGATATTTATACGCTTTGGAAAGAGGCGGGACACGAGGGCAGCGAATCCGACTTCCTCGCCTCGTTGAAAGGTGCTGACGGTAAGGATGTTTATACACTTTGGAAAGAGGCGGGCAACGAGGGTAGCATGTCCGACTTCCTCGCCTCTCTGAAAGGTGCTGATGGCAAGGATATTTATACGCTTTGGAAAGAGGCGGGCAACGAGGGCAGCATGTCTGACTTCCTTGCTAAGCAGAAAGGCGAACAGGGCGACGCCGGTAAATCGACGTACGACCTTTGGAAAGAAGCTGGCAACGAGGGCAGCATGTCCGACTTCCTGGCTAAGCAGAAAGGCGAACAGGGCGACGCCGGTAAATCGACGTATGACCTTTGGAAAGAGGCAGGCAACGAGGGCAGTATGACTGACTTCCTGGCTAAGCAGAAAGGCGAACAGGGCGACGCCGGTAAATCGACGTACGACCTTTGGAAAGAGGCAGGCAATGAGGGCAGCATGTCCGACTTCCTTGCTGCCCAGAAAGGTGAAAAGGGTGACGCTGCCAAGGTGACTACGCGGACGCTTACGCTTGAGGCAGCAGCTTGGAACACCGATTCCAAACAGCTGACGGTGGCCGTGGAACGTGTGACGGCCGAAAATACGCTTATCATAAGCCCCGCGCCAGATTCGATTGTGGCTTATGGGAGATGCGGCGTATATGCTGCCGCGCAGGATGAGGGTCGCTTGACGTTTGCGTGCGTTAAACAGCCAGAAGAGTCTCTAACCGTTAATGTGGTGATCTTATGATACTGAATACATCTATCACAAACCATCAGCCTGAGGCGCCTGCTTTCACTGGCATTGTCCACAAGTACAACGTAAAAAATAACGGTCTCCGTGGGCCTATTGAGGTCACCACAGGGTCGGGCGAAGCACCTACGGTGAATGGTGTCTCTGTTCCGCTCTCTGCGAATATTGCAATGGGTGCATCGGCGACAATCTTTTCACCTGTCGCCAAGTTTGAGCTGAACGCCCCGCTCGGTGGAGGAAGTTTCAGTGTGAATTACTACAAACTCTCTCTCGGCGAAGCGGTCACGCTCTCCCGTACCACTGAGGGATATTTGATGATTGAACGCGAGGTCGTGGTTAACACGTAACCACTTCGATTATGGCAGGCGCTCTCCACTATTCGGAGAGCCCCGCCTTTTTCAACCCAACGACTAATAACAAATAATGGAAGTACTCTTTGAAGGCACCGGGGCCATGTTTCCCGTGGCCACCGCATGTTTCTTGTTCGTCTTAATCGCTATCGTGGCCGACCTCATCAGCGGCATACGTAAGGCCAAAAAGAGCGGACAAGAGATCCGCTCGAAACCGCTCAGCCGGACGGTCATGAAGTTCGTCGTCTATGAGAGCGCCATGATCATTACGACTATGATCGACTACATGCTGCATTTCTCGCATCTGTTTGTATTGATGAAGCTGCACCCAATCGTGGGGGTACCCGTCATTACCTGTCTGGCGGGTGTCTTTCTCTGCATCATCGAATTTTTCAGTATATTCGAAAAGGCCGAAGAAAAGACCCGCCGCCGCTCTGAGGCTATCGTGCAAGCCGTGATTGAAACCCTTGGGACGGATAACCTCGCCGAGATTCTACGGAAGAAGGTAGATGACACCTTGCACGGCCACCAAGCACCGCCTCAACAGCCCAACAAATAAACGATTCAACAACAATGAACACTCCAACAAAAACCACCATCCCGCCGGAGTTTGTCCCGGCTTATGTCCCCTACAGCTACAAGGGACAACCCGTCAAAGGCGCCTTTGGGGCCAATACCCGGGCGGCCTTTGTCAAGGCCAGCGACCGCGCCTATTTCGAGGCCGACAACACGCTCAGCGACGCCATGCGCCAGCTGTTGATTGCGATGGACGTGCTGGATACCGGTGCGGGCATGAGACCCGTCGGCGACTTCAATTACTGCAATATCAAAGCACGCCGCGGGCAAGACGGGCGCTTTGGGAAAGACTACGTGGAGGGCAGTCTCGACCCGTATGCCAACTACACCAGCCATGTAGACTTTGCCCGGGCTAAATTGCAGCTCATTCAGCACCCCCGCTGGGGCGTGAACCTTGCAACGGACAACCCCTCGGATGTGATCGACAAAATCGAGGGCACACCCATTGTTTGGGGCACCCTCTTCAGCCCCGCCGCGCAGCGTGCACTCGAGAGGGGCGAAGGCATCGATGACTTGAAGCTCGACTACGAGAAGGCCATCGTGAAGCGTTACCGCGCCCTTGGAATCACGGACATCCACAGCGCCCGCAAGAAGTATTACTGCGAAAAGATGACCGCTATCGGCCGGCAGGTAGGTCTAATGATGGCCGGCGGCGACCCGAACGTGACCTACACGCCCGACTTCGAGCGTAAGGCTACCCCCATCGAACCGCCCGTGGTGCCACCTATCCGCCCGCTGGATCCCGCGGCCCCGGCTGTGCCGCCCCAGCCTACGTTGGTGCAAGGCCCCACGCCGCTCACCCCCAAAGCCTTCGACGCTATCGCTTTCACGCGAAAGACTACGGCGCGGCTGATAGACGGGCGTGCTGTCTACGTGACGGCCGTCGACTTCGAGCTCCGACAAGTGAAGTTTTACAACGAGAAAGACGCCCCCTACTGGGTGAATCTGGACAAGATCACGGCCATCGTGTGAGAGGGGGCGAACATGAAAAAGAGGCAAGACGATTATGAGGCCTTTGTGGCCAAATTTGAGCGCAAACGCACCTCCGACGACTGCTACACGCCGCCCGAGGTGTACGACATCGTGCGCGGCTGGCTCAGCGAACAGGTCGACCTCGCCGACGCCCAGATCGTACGCCCCTTTTGGCCGGATACGGATTACCGCGGAGTGGAATATCCCGATGGGTGCATCGTGGTGGACAATCCGCCGTTTTCGATTTTCGCCGAGATCGTACGGTGGTACTTAGAGCGCGGCGTACGCTTCTTCCTGTTCGCTCAGCATAAGACGATTTTGGGTCTTGATGCGCCCTACACGCGCCTCGTTTGCGGCGCGGATGTGATTTATGAGAACGGCGCAGCGGTGCGCACCTCTTTTGCCAGCAACCTATTCGGCGACGTGCTGGCTATGTCCGTGCCCGATCTTTACGAACGCCTCACCGCGGCTGCGCGCAGCAAGGATCCTTTGCCGCGTTATAGCTACCCCTCGCATTTGCTGACATTCTCCGATCTGGCCCGCTGCGCCAGCCACGGCGTAGCGCTCTCAATCCCTCGCAATGAGGCCACGTTTGTCCGCCGTCTGGACAGCCAGCAAGCATCGAAAAGAGGCATCTACGGCGGTGGCTTTTTGCTGTCTGACCGACAAGCCGGCCGCATGGAAGAAGCCCTTCGTGAGGCCGACCGCCTTAAAGCCGAAAAGGCGGCCAGCGTGACGTGGGCGATTTCCGACCGCGAACGCGAAATCATCGCCCAGCTGAGCGCCGGGCAGGCTTAGTTTTTCACTTTTCGTTTTTCACTTCTTCCCCCCCCCCATGTTTCTGACCGTCGACGAACTTTATACCCACCTGCATGACGAGACGGTGGCCGTCATTAGCCGCGACACGGAGGCCATACCCGTGGCTGCCATCGATGCTGCCATTGCCGAGGCCAAAAGCTACTTGCATGACTTCGATACGGCCGCCATTTTCTCGGCCGAGGGTGAGGCGCGCAATGCGTTGTTGCTGCTATTTGTCAAAGACATTGCCGTGTGGCACTTTGTGAACCTCGGGAATGCCTGTATCGATATGGAACTGCGCGAAAAGCGTTACGACAGCGCTATCGCGTGGCTGCGGCTTGTGCAAAAGGGCGATCTCTCGCCAGACCTACCCCCGCGCACCGCTGAGCCCGGCAATGAGTCGCCGATCGGAAAGATCCACTTTGGCAGCAATCCCAAACGCGGCCAGCATTATTAAGCTGTTGAGTTGTTTAGGCCTTTGGCCTGTTTAGGTGTTGGGGCAGATAAACGACTCAACAAATAAACAGGGGCGAAGCCCTCAACAATTCAACACTGATTAAACACCGATTAAACGCCATTTAATGAGCAATAAAACGAAGCATAAACAGGCCGCCGCTGGCCCCATCTCTACGCAGATCATCGTGCAGCCCGTGGTACGCACTGTCCACGATGTGGCCGCGTGGCGCTCCGCACTGCGTATGGCCGACAACGGTAACCGTACAAAGCTCTACGACCTCTATAGCGACATCCTGCTGGATGGCGTGCTTACCGACGCCATCGATAAACGTATCGACGCCGTCAAAGACGCCGATCTGTCGTTCACGATCGACAACAAAGACGTGGATGTGATGTATGATCTGATGGATACGGTCGAGTTCGAGGAATTGATCGGCGAGATTATGATGGCCAAATTCTGGGGTATCTCCGTCGATGAGTTCGATTTTGACGAGGATCGAACCTTCCGCTTTACGTCTATCAATCGGAAGCACATCCGCCCGAAGTTGAAAGAGATCGTAAGGCAGCAGACGGATGATCGCGGCATCTCCTACGCCGGCGATGATCGGGTGATCCAGTGGGGCAAAGACGACGACCTTGGGCTACTGCTGAAGGTCTCGCCATTGGTCATCTACAAACGCGGCGGATTTGGCGACTGGGCGCAGTTTGTCGAGCTGTTCGGCATGCCCCTTCGCATCGGCAAATACAGCGCAATGGATGAAGCCAGCCGCCGCGAATTGATCCGTGCCTTCGAGACGGCCGGATCGGCGCCTTATCTCGTTATCCCCAAAGAGACGGAGGCCACGCAGGAAGCCAACGCTGCGTCTGGCAACGGGCTTCTATATAAAGAGTTCCGGCAGGCTTGCACGGAGGAAATTCTGATCACCATTTTGGGGCAGACGATGACCACCGTAGACGGCAGTTCGCTGGCGCAGGGACAGGTGCACATGGCCGTTCAAGAAAAGAAGCACCGCGCCGATAGGCGGTTCGTGGAGCGCATGCTCAATCGCTATTTCGTGCCCATGCTCATCCGCCGCGGCTATCCGATCACCGGCGGAAAGTTCCGCTACATGGATGCCAAACGCGAGCTCGAGGTACCCGAGATCATCCAACTCTCGGACATCCTACCCATCCCGCAGAGCTACCTGCATGAAAAGTACAACATCCCTCTACCTGAGCCCGGCGAGCCTATTGCCCGCCGGCAGGCGCAGCCGCTCTTTAGCATGCCTGAGGGGGATAATGAGGAAGAAGAAACGGATGAGGAAGCTGACCTCGACGAAGGCAAGGCAGATGCCCCAGAGCCTGACAAAAAGGCAGCGGAGGAAGATGCGCCAACAAGTCGCAAAGTGAAACATGCGGATCGCGACCGCGGCAACTTCTTTACCCGGTTGTTCGATTTTTTCGTCCCCGCCCGGTCATACGGCCGGGCGACATCCGACATCCTCACACTCTCGGAAGCCACGCTTGCGGATGCCCTGATCCGACAGACGATTGAGACAAAGGGCCGCGCTTATTTCAGCGCTGACCTGTTTGCCTACACCCACACGGAGCTCATCCGTGGACTGCGAAAGGGCTATCGCCGCGCGGACGTCCGGCTGGCTGATAGTGGCTTTGTCTACAATGCCAATGATGATGCTTACATCACCGCCTTGGAGCAAAACCTGTTTCATTTCTCAGCCGCCAAAACACTGGCCGAGGTGAGTGAGTTAAACCGTCTGTTCCGCGAGAGCAAGGGCTACAGCGATTTCAGGAAGAAGGCCAGAGCGCTGCTAAAGGTCTACAATGAGCAATGGCTGCGCACGGAGTACAATACGGCCGTATCCGTGGCCGAATCGGTAAGCACCTACCGGCGCCTTATGGCGCAAATAAACGTGTTCCCATTCTGGGAATACCGTACCGTGGGCGATGATCGTGTCCGACAGGAACACCAAGCCTTGGAGGGGCTGACCTTGCCGACAGATGATCCGCGCTGGCAAAAGATTATGCCACCCAACGGGTGGAACTGCCGTTGCTACATTACTCCCAGAATGAGGCACGAGGCGGCCGAATTGGATATGAATACAATGCGCGCGCAATGCGACGAATACCTTGAATCGCCCGAATGGAAACGGTGCGAGACGCAGGGATTCGGCATCAATCGGGCTAATGAGGCCGAAGTATTTACAGCGAATCAAATGTATATCCAAAACTTCATGGATATGCCGGATAAGACGATCGAGCAGATCACCCCAGACGAATGGGGCGTTGAGGGATCGATCGATGTGCTAAAAGAGGAAGCAAAAAAAGAGGTGCCCAAATACAAAGGATCACCGGAAGAATGGTTTGATGCGAATAAAGTCATTGAGGCCGGTATGGAACTGTTGAAGGTGAAAGACTATGTCGGCCGTGTGTGGCAGATGACAAAGAAGGCGTTTACTGCGCACTCTACAGATACAGTAAAGAAACGGGCTTTCCGCACTGAGTTTTTGAATACCATCCGGGAAGTAGCTGATGCGCCTGATGAAGTGTGGCTTGGTCGAGATCGAAAAGATAGGAACACCCATGTGAGGGCAGTCAACAATTACATAATGATCAAATACTACAAAGATGAGGCGATCGCCGTGATTGGAAAAGTTGAACGAGCGAAGCTGATGCTAAAATCGTGGTATGTTCTAAGGGATAAGAATGTGCGTCGCGGGTTGCTGATTAAGAAAGCCCCGAAAACAAAATAAGCCGGATGGACTCCGGCTTATTGGGGATTGATTTGCATCTCACGCTGTAGCTGTTACAGTCGGCCTGAACCCCCTTACATCCCCGAGGTGTTGACCTTAGGCCTTAACCGTGGCTGCAAACTTCAATGCAAATATACAACGAAACAGGGAACAGAATATGGATATAGATGAGTTCAAGAATTATTTGAAGGCGTTACCGGAAAAGATTTTGAGCACTGCGCCTGCCATTGTGTCAGAGACAGCCGTAGAGTATTACAAAGAGCGCTTTGCGGTGAAAGGGTTCGATGGATCTCCGTGGATACCAGGCAGACCGAAAAAGAGCGGCTCCCTATTGGTGCAAAGCGGTAATCTGATGAATAGTATCCGTCCCGCCTACGTGGGGCCGGATAAGGTCGTCATCTCAGCTGGTAATGCCCAAGTGCCCTACGCACAAGTGCACAATGAGGGGTTCGAGGGGGATGTGGCTATACAGTCCTACGTGCGCAGCACGAAGGGCAAAGCGAATAAGAAAAAGGCGGATGCCGGCGACGCCCCGGGCACGGTAAAGGCGCACACGCGTCACATGAATATCCCCAAGCGGCAATTCATGGGCTATTCTCGAGACATGGCCGACCGCATCAAAAAGCGTCTCGATGAGGCCATCGATGGCATACTGTAATCAAATAGAATAGAGGCAATGAATAAGGAACTGTTTATCGCTTTATGCGACCGGATCGGGCAATGTGTGCCCGAGATTCGTTTTATAGACTTCGACCGCGGGCAGCTGAGCGCATCCAGCGAACGCCCGCCCGTGGAATGGCCTTGCTGTCTGCTGAGCATCGACTACACGAATTGCCGTGACCTCGCCGTGGAA